GAAAGAGCTCAGTCCAATGAACGAACTCTTGGAAGCGGGCCCAGTGGCCAGTAGATTCATAACCGAAGAAAAAGTCAAACCCATTGTAGAACCGACCGTGATGAATTATTGGGATGATCAGACAGGCATGATACCGGGAATGGTCCCATTGCCAAATCGGAATATCAAACTAAGAGTCTCACCCGAATTCACAGGCTTGAAACAAATACGTAAAGGAAAAATGACACAATACCCAACGCATAGTCAGCCAAATTATATACAACGCATGAACGCTGGCACACAGGCCGTGAGTGATTTGTTTGGGAAAACCTTGGTATTGAGACAGGTAAATCACGATCCCGTACAAGACGCGAGGAAATTTGCTGACACTTATTTTATACCAGGGGCCACAACCAGTTTGCCCGAAATAGGATTAAACCATGAGCACATTTTTGAATGTCTAAAAGAAAGACCAGACGGATTTAAAGTAGCGAATGAGCTAGTCGATTTATTTTCAAGTGTACTGGACGTGCGTGGCATGGACAAGCTGAACGTCCACATGAAACTGGAGTCAAGGATGCTAGACGCCATCATTAAATCACTAACAGCTGACATAGAGGCTGGCAACCGAATGCCAGAAACTATTGAGGAGCAAAGAGTGAGGCTAATTGTTTGGCAGCAAAAAGGACTAACAGCGATATTTGCTGCTGCTTGCAAAGGTTAAAGAAAGCTTAAAACGATGCCTAAAGCCTAACGTTGTTTACACCGACGGTTTGACACCACATCAATTGTCTGCAATGTGCAACAAGATACAAATTGAAAGCCCCAATTACATTGAAGATGATATTAGAAGGTTTAATACTCTATTCATTGAGGACGATTTGGCAAAACAGGATAGACAAACTGACACAATTTTAATATCAACTGAAATGGAAATATACAAGCTCTTGAAACTAAATCCAGCAATTGTAGACATGTGGTCCGTAGTTCACAAGCATTGGAGAGCAAAAGGAATAGGTATAAAGTTTACCGGAGATGCCACACGACAAACGGGTCAAGCAACAACAGCACTCGGCAATGCTATAGTGAACTTGCTCGTACATATGAGGTTTGTGGAAAGGCTCGGTAATCATTTGAAAATAATGTTTGTGCTTGGAGATGACAACGCATTTATTACAACCGCGAAAGTAACTGAAAAACAAGTGTCAGAAAACAGTGCAAGGCATTTCAACATGGTGTCAAGTCCAGTACTGTCCAGAGAAAGTGCTGGCTACCTACGAATGATCATCTACAAGTCCGCAGAGGGCAC